CATCGAGAGTATTGACATCATTACCTAATATTTCAGAGAATTTACTTATCATATCACGCTCGACTTTGCCCTTACCTTCATTGTAAGCGCCCCTAAAGAACTTGTCTTTATCGAACTCTGGTTGCTGTTGTTGTTCGTTTTGAGAAGTTGTCTCTTCTGCTGTTGACTCAGGAGCGTCAACTGACTCTATGTTTTCTTCACTCATAATTTTTATAAGTTAGTTATTGCTCGCTATTTGATTCAATACCAATTTGAACTTGTCTTGCAAGTTCTTCTTGTGGTAATATATCCAATAAATTACGTAAATCTCCAGAACTTTTTGGCATACCAAATTTCTCAAAATAATTCATTACTTCATCAATATCTTCTTGAGGCATAGATCGTTTTCTCATGTACTCTGCTGTCAATTTAACAAGTAACGGTAGAGGCATCGCTTTGTACTGCATACCCTCTGTAATATCTGAGAATATCTCGTCTGCACTAGACAAGTCATAGTGCTTGCTGTAGGTTACAATATAGTTTTCAAAGTCCTCGTCACGAACCTTTGCCATTCTTCTAAGAACTTGATTTTCAACCATTTCCATGTCCATAGCTGTTGAAGCTAATAAGCCCTGTTCGTCTACGTTATCAAACCTTTTTGCTGCGCCAGATACATTGCTCTTAACAAGGGACTTATCACGAACCATCGCCATAGAAAATATCAATGACATTAGGTCACCAAAGATGACATCTCTCAAGTGTTGTAAGCCCTGCATATCGGCTTGGTACAACATATTGTTTGGTATCGTTTGCTCGTCAGGTATGATGATTGCCATACCCACACCCTCCTTGATTGTGCGTGAATCGTACTGGTCATCATCAGCAACACCTGCTAGGCTTCGCACAATAGAATCTGTTAGCACAGGTATAGGATGACCGAACAGTTCTGACCCTTTCTTCAGGTCATAGAATAATTCTGAGCACGCAAGATACATTCCTTTGAGAGAATATCTTCTAGGCTTACCAACCACAAAAGAACTGTTTGCATCTGTCTGTCCTTTGAGCAACGTAGCTGGAACCTCACCAAATGGGTTCTCTATCTCTAATATCTTTTTCTTTACGCTATTCTGTTGTATATAAACACAAATGTATTCAGGAGTGTAGGCAGTCCATCTAAACTTCTTGATGTTTTGTATGTCATAATACATCTGACGAGTAACAAGCAAAGTAAGAACGCCTTGTTTTACTTGGAAGTTGAATATCTCATGAGGTCGCAAAACAAAGTTATAAGGAACAACATTACCATTATTATCTAGGACTGGATTGCCGTCTCCATCCATCATCAAGTCAGTGACTACAGCACCAAACCCAAGAACCTCTTTTACGAACATTACTTTGTCACGATAGAACTCAGTAATGGAACATCCTGCATCATCAAAGTTACCTGACTTATACTTCCAGAAATCCTTGTTTTCAGGGAACATTCTGTTGACATTGTTCTCGTCATATATCCTTTGTTGAGCAGCAAAAAACTTTTGCTCCAATGGAAACAGCTTCATCCTGCCTAGTCTTTCTTTGTACTCATCATCAGACTCAATCGTAGACTGTTCTATGATGTAAGACTTGTCAGAAAACACTGTAGATGATATAGCTGTATACTCATCATATTCAGACTGAAACCAACTATTCATAATCTTCGCCCTATCCAACACCACACTGTAATAGGGATGCCTAGTTTCTTTCATTACTATATCTTCAGCAACATCCTTTGGTACAGAATAAATCTTAGATAAATCAATCATCTTTTAGAAAATTGTAGGGCTATAGCTACAGCTTGTTGTCTGCTATACCCCTCGTTTATAAGTTGTCTTATGTTTTCAGAAATCGTCTTTTGGGATGTACCCTTCTTGAGTGGCATGACTCCTAATCTTCGTCTCTAGATGATTTACCAAAATAATAACCAGTCACAGTAGTAAACGCAGTAAAGATTGCACCAAATGCTACATTTACAAGAGTCTGAGAGTTGCCTCCTATATCATCAGTGAATATAAGCACACCCACCAATCCAAATGCACCTAGTATGATAGACGCTGCAAGGATCGTGTTCATGTTTCTAGTAAAAGCATTCTTTGAGGCTTTCATCCTAGCAAGTTCACTGTTACGAGCGTTTTGGACATCTTGTATCTCCATTTCAAACTCGTTCAGATCGTGTTGCATCTGAGTAAGAATTATTTCTTTGTCATCATCAGATAACTCAGTAGAGGATCCTACTTCTTTTTTAAATAGTTCTAATATTTGGTCACTTCTACCACCAGTTGCTATGCTAGCAACAACAGTGGCTGCTTTTGCACCTAGCTTAGGTGCTTTCTTGGTTAATAAATCAATAAAACCCATATTGATTAGTTTTTTCTTGCCCATATCTATTTTATTAAGTCCATAAGTAAATTTACGAGAGTTCCAGACCCTAAGCCTGCCCCAGTAGCCCAAGCTACTATTTTTTGTTTAAACTTTACAAGTTCTTCAATTTGTTTTTCGTTATTCTCAACTTTATAGACGAGACCTTCCTTATTAAATTCGTTACCTAACAATGCTTCTTTCATATCCTGAATGTCTTTAGTTATCAATTCTATAACTGAATGTAACTGTTTTACTTCAAACTTCAAGTCTTTATTAAGCTGCTCTTGCGATATAGCCATTATCTAGTTACCATTTTTTGCACGACCAATATCTTGCCGTAAATTTATCTTTAGCTGTGGAACAACGATGTCTCGCTCTAAAAGACTTTCTACGAGCTGGCTCATTCTTACGTATGGGCATATTGGGATCGCCATAATGGATAACCTTAACTTGATTACCCTTCTTTGCTAAAACTACAAATTTTTTAGTGTCCCTCCAACTCCTGCGTGGCTTGTTAAACCCAGCATACGTATGACCCCTGTATTCAATGCGACCACCGCTAAGTCTTTTAACATCTTTCATGGCGACAAAATAATTACTATTTATGTTTTGATTCAATACCAAATTAAAGTATTGAATTTTACGTAATTCAGCCATAAGTTTAATGCAATTACTAATAATACTGACGAATAGTTATAACTATTGGTCATTATACTATTCAAATGGCAAACGAACCATCAAAACCAGCTCTATACAGTCGAGTTAAGTCTGAGGCTAAACGTAAGTTTAAGATATTTCCTAGCGCCTACGCTTCTGCGTGGATTGTGAAGGAATACAAAAAACGAGGTGGAACATACACAGGAAAGAAGAGTAAACGAAAAGGCATCGCTCGATGGATGCGAGAAAAGTGGACTACTCAAGATGGCTCTCCTTGTGGATCAAAGAAGTTCAAAGGCGTAAAAAAATGCCGACCTACTGTTCGTATTAGCAAAGAAACACCTGTTACATGGCAAGAACTCAAGGCGAAGGGCAAGGCTTCTGAGGCTGTAAGAGAGAAAAAGCGTGTAGGAATGGGCAAACGTGCTAAAGCTATAAAAAGAGACTAGCGTAATACGTACATTGGAGTATTACTGCCTCGCTCATTACGCCAAATAGCATAATCTGTCGCGTCTGACATATGCCCTCTATCACCATTGTCTATTTTTATGCCTTTATCATTCACAATAGAGTACATATAGTCTTTTATGGTGTGTTCGCATCTGGTATTTATCAAAAGTCGTCTTTCCCCATTGATTCCAGCATAAATTACATTATTTACCTTGTCTACACGCACTTTTCTTCGTGGATTTTGTATGTCTAGCTCATTTTTATACAAAATATCGTTTTGTTCGAGTATTTCTCTGACGTAATCCCAGTCATTTTTGCCTACACGACCATAATTACCACTTTTTTGGTTAGAAGTGTTGTCTCCAACCAGTAAAACCTTAGAAATATCCCATTTTTTTAATAATTCAACAGCTTTTAGGGCTTGTTCGGTGGTAAGAGCCTCTTTTGAATATATTTCATCGAAAACAATGTACTGCCTAAGCCCATTACGAGCTTTTTTAACTTGTAGCAAAGCCCAACAATGAGGAGACCTGTTGAAATCAGCGCACAACCAAACAGGACTGCTGCTATCGTAATCGAGAGCCGTAAGATTGCCGTCAGGGTAGTGATTATATCCATCAAAATGTTTGTATGCCTTCTTCGTAGGATCATCTGTTTCCTCACTCATTTCGTATCCAAGTTTATACGATAAAAAATCCATCGCTTCTTCTTGGAGCAGTCGTTGTTTACTATGATTCGTCTCCCATAAAGGTATTTCCCATGTCTTATCAGCCTGTCTCATATACAAAGTATAGAATTAAATGCACTTCCTGCATCAACAAAAAAGATGGGGATACCCATTTCAGAACCCTCTCGTATAATAGATAATGCGCCTGAGCGATGTTGGTGTAATGTTTTAAGGTCGTAAGTGAGTATGCCCCATCTGTTCTTATTGCAAGTATCAAATAAAGCATCAAACTTACTAGAGGTGTACCCATTTTCAACTATCTCCCAACACTGCTTGACAATCTTAGCATCAATCATCTTTGCGAAAGAATCAATACCTTCCTTCATTTGATCGACATCTTTTTGATCTACATCTACTGTAAATCTAGCATATATGGCTACGTTAAATTGTTCCATTCTTCTACTTTATACCCTGTTTTATCTTCCTTTACCGATATTTGTAATACGTTAAAGATGCCAGACTTCATAAGCCTACTATTGGCATCATTAGGATGATAAGGCGTACACACACTCAAAACAATACCTTTATCGTGAACACGCTTGATCCACGTGTTCGATACTTTGTTCCATACGGTTTCCCTACGAGCCGTAGATATTCTGTCTTCGTCATTACACACATCATCAAGAATCAATACACCAGCTCGCTGACCTGTAGTTTGAGTCAATACTGCATACGCCTCATAAGTCGGATTAC